TTAGGTCTGCGGCTCTCACGCAAGCTCCAATTGCGCTATATTTTGCGTAGCTTCCTGCGCAATAGTGACGGGCGCTAGAGGCGGATTTTTCATAAATTCTGTTGCAGCTTGCGCGGCTTCAATGCGGGCTTTTGCAATGGCGAAATATCCAGCGTCCTTTTCGATGCCGATGAAGTTGCGCCCGGTGTTGATACATGCGACTCCGGTTGTTCCGCTACCCATGCAGTTATCAAGCACTGTTTCGCCCTCGTTGGTGTAGGTGCGAATCAGGTATTCCATGAGAGCTACTGGCTTTTGAGTGGGGTGAACGGTGTTGCCCTCGCTGGCTATGTCCAGCACTTGTCTCGGGTAGCCGGTTGCGGTTTGCCTGTACTCTTTCCGCGTAATGCCGCCAGTCACAACGCTGGTTGCGTCCGACGAAATTCCGCGAGCCATATCGCTCGCGGAATTTGCGACAAGCAGGTCAACGGGGGTCAGTCCTTGGGGGTTGTACGTTGGCATTCCTCTGCCGAAAACCAATACGTCCTCCACGTCTTTCATGGGCATTTTCTTTGCGTTAAGGTGCCCCGTGGCACGGGTTTTGCGCCAGTACCATTGGTACCCCAACCAATCAAGATTGGATGCCCCAAGCGCACTTGTAAACGGCTGCGATGCCGTCAACACAATAGCCCCATTCTTCTTAATCAGCCGTTTGTAGTGCGCCCACAGCGGTTCAAAAGGAATGACCGAATCCCATTTACAAGCTGTTGTCCCATACGGCAAGTCGCACAAGATCATGTCCACCGTCCCGTGAGGGATTTGCGCCATCAGTTCAAGGCAGCCGCCGTGCATCAGCTTCATCTCGCCCCAGGTACGTCAATGCTCATCAAAAGCGTGTCAGTGATGTATCTCGGCATCTCGGTTTTGTTGCCGTCGCGCACTAGTTCGCGGTCAGCGTACAGCCAGGCGCAAGCCAGCAGCATCCAGGCGCGAGCGCCGGGGTGTTTGGCTATGTCGATGCCTGCGGTGTAGGTGACTACTGCGGTTTTCGTTTCGTTTTCAACCGATGTGATGACGGTGCGCCGGGCCACTTCGGCGCTGGTGTAGGTCACTGTCACGCCGTCCACTTTGACAGATTCGATAGCGATAACGCCTCCTACTGCCAGTGAGCCTGGGAGCGTGATGGTGTCGGTGTAGCGGGCTGTGCGGATGGCGCAGCCGGTTTTGGCTTCGGCCATGGCGCGTGCAGGAGGGATGATGCCAAGCTCAATCGCATCATCATCGTCCATGCCGTCAATGCGGGCGTGTAGCTTTACCTCGTCAAGCGTCAGCGGCTCGGCGTTGATGTACTCAATCAGCATTTAAGCGGTCTCGGGTGCGTGGCGCTGCTTGCGTCCGACTTTGACGGTGTTGTCAGCAGGTGGCAGCGCTTGAACGCTGACTGGAGCTTCGCCAGTTGACAGCGCGTCGCCACGGGCAATGTAGGTGTCCGCCAGTGCATCATCAAACCCGGCACGGTCGCCGGGGCTGTATGCGCCACTGTTTTTGGTAAACGTGATGATTTTCATGGTGTGCTCAATTGGCCCACCCTTGCGGGCAGGTCAGTTTGATTACGCGCCCCAGCGCACGTCGGTCATGATGGCAATGGATTCGACGTGGCGCGGGCCAAAGTCGTGCTTGGCAATGACGCGAATCAGCGTCTGGTCACGCTGGAAGGAGCTGATGACGTTGCCGCCGCCGTCCTTATAGGTGGCTTCTTTGCTGTAGTCGATCACCAGGCCAGCGTCTTCACCGATGAAGCAGTCGCCAAAGTCCGCGATGTACAGCTCAGAGCAGGTGGAGTTCGCCCCCACCGTGAGGTTGATCGGGATTTGGGTGGTGATGCCCACCGGGTAGCCCATGAGCGTGCTGCGGTCCAGCTCGGGGTATGCCTTGTTGCCGTTGCCGTCGCGCATGGCTGCCAAAAAGCGGTAGGTGCGCGGGGCCATCAGCCAGCCGACGCTGGTCATGTTGGCGTTTGCGGCTTCAAGCAGCAGCACCAGCTTGTTGAGGTCGGTCGATACCTGCGCGATGGTCGGTGCTGCGGCAGTTGCCAGGATCACATTGCCTGCCAGTGCCCACGAGCGTAAGCCCTTGGGGTTGTTGGCTGCACCGTCGTCACGGATGAAGGCTTTGTCCTCGCGTTCGGCAATGGCGCTGGTCAAGTCGCCCACCACAATCGCGTCCACGTTGGGGTTGCTTGCGCTGTTGGCCAGCAGGTCGTTGGAGATCGGGACCAGTGCCGCCAGCTTTTTGCCAGACAGCTTGAGGTCTTCAAACTCGGGCTGGGTCGTTGGCATGTCGGTATCAGAGCCGATGTAACCCACCACTGCGCCACCTTTGAGGCGCGGAATGGTCATGTTGCCGTTGTTGAGCGGGATGCTGCGGGTGCCGAGTTTGCGAACGACCGACTTCGGACGCAACAGTTCGATGACTTCGCTCGACAAATTTGCCGGAATCAAGATACCGCCTGCGGCTGCCGTGAGGGTGTTGAGCGATGCGGCGATGTGTTCACCGTAGCCGCGTTGCATGGCGATTTGCGCGGCCAGTTGGTGGTTGCCCTGGGCCGATGCCAGTGCGATAACCATTTTTGCCACGCCTGCACCGGGTACGTCAGGCGTTTTCGGCTGGGCATAGACCGGCTGGGGTGCTGCGGCTTGCAGCGGGTTAGCTACCGGCACGGCAGCGCTGGCGGCCATGCGTTCTGCGGCTTCTGCGCGTTCGATCTGTGCCGTGATAGCGCCAAATTCAGCACTGAGGGTGGCGAATTGCGCTTGTTGTTCAGCGGTCAAGCTGCCAGCTGTGGATTCAGATGCAGCCAGGGCTTGTACCTGGTCATTGATTTGGGCGCGTTTTGCGCGGAGTTCGGCGATGTTTGCCATGATGGGCCTTTCTTTGGGACATAAAAAAAGCCGCTAAAGCAGTTTGCTTTGCGGCCTTGGGATGCCCTCGCGGGCGAAAACGGTTGTTTGATTAGGTGCGGGTCTGTAAATTCATCAGGCCAGCACGGGCGGTGAAGCTTTGCACTGCCGCCGGGCGGCGCTTGTCGGCAATTTGCCGGGCAATGCGGTTGATGGCTACCTGCGGGGCTTCGATGCGGTCAGCCAGTCCAGCAGCAATGGCGGCTTGCCCGTGAAATACGCCAGCTTCGGTGTCGCGCACCGCTTGCGGATTCATTTTGCGGTTGCGCGCCACCAGGTTGGTGAATTCGGTGTAGTTGCTTTGCACCAGGTTGGTGAGCCAGGCCAGCGCTTCAGGGGTGAGTGGAGCTGTGGTGGAGAGGTCGTTTTTGCGTGCGCCTGCGTAGATGGTGGTGACTTTTGCGCCTTCTTTTTCCATCTTGGCGCTCATGTCCAGGTGCCGTGCCAGCACGCCAATGGAGCCGACTCCGCTGGAGTTGCTCATGATGATCTCGCTGGCAGCGCTGGCCAGTGCGTAGGCTGCGCTGTAGGCGCTGAAGTTGACAATGGCGGTGACGGGCTTGATGGCGCGGGCCGAAAATATCTCTTCTGCCAGGTCGGTCATGCCCGATGCGCTGCCGCCGGGGCTGTCCACGTCGAGCACGATGTGGGCAATGGCCGGGTCAGTCAGTGCAGCATTCAGGTGGCCTCGGATGCCTTCGTAACTGGTCATTTTGCTGCACATTTCGACGTGTGCGCTGCGTGATACCAGCGGGCCATGCACCGGGATGATGTACACGCCGGTTTCACGGGCGGCATCAAGGCGGGTCTGGTCTGGCGCGTCGGTGCCGTCGTCGTCTTCTTGCATGGCCAGCACGCCGGGTGCTGCACCGATGTTGATGATGTTGAGGTGCATGGCGTTGTTGGCCCATGCAACGGCCATATCGAGCGCGTCTTCACGCACGCATAGCGGGGTGTTGAATATCATGCTGGCGAGTCGGGGGTATTTCATTGGAGGGCCTTTGCAATTTGGTCAACCGCTTGCGCGTCGGGTTTGGGTTTGGTGACGTTGGGGTCGGATGCGTCAACCATGTTGAGGGGTTGCAGGTACGCGCCGCCGCCATCTACCGGGGGCATGTTCTCGAATCGCCTGATGTCGTTGATGCTCAGCCAGCCCCATTGCCTGCCCACGGCGTAGGCCGCATAGCGGGCGCTTTGGTTGCCGCGCAATAGGCCGGATATGTTGAATTCAATGTAGTAGTCGTTGCGCTCTGACGGATTGAGCAGGTCGCGCTGCATGGCCTGTTCGTGGCGCTTTAGCCAGGGCATCAAGGCATAGACAACAAAGGCAATTTGTAGGTTTTCGACATTGTTGTAGGTCGCACCTTCCATGCTGCCGATCATGGGCAGGGGCATTTTGTAGATGCGTGCGATGTCCGAGTCCGATAGGCGCAGCGCGTTAATCAGCTCTGCGTCAACGTTACTTACTGTCAGCGGCTTGAAGGTCATGCCCTCTTGCAGCACGGCCACCTTGCCAGCGTTGCCAGAGCCACCAAACTTTTCCGTCCACTTGTTCGCTATGTTTTGCAGTACTGATTCGTCTTTTAGTGCTGGTGCGCCTGCGGGTCGCTCCAATACGCCAGACAAGGCGCTGCCGTGCAGGAACGACTTTGCGCTGAATTCACTTAAGGCCAGTGCGTAGCCGATGCTGTTGGCGTGATTGATGATTGGGCTGATGCCAAGGTAGCCGTCCAGCGATAGCCACCTGACGTGGTGGATCATGCGCTGCGGCATGGGGTCAGCACCTTCAAAGCGGTAAAACGGCTGTAGGTCCGGGCCTTTCAGGACGGTGATTTTTGTCGGGTCGAGCGGGTAAAGGGCGACCACGTTGCCGCGTTTGTCGCGTTCGATGTAGCTGTAGCTGTTGCCTCGCAAGCCAGCGGCCATTTGGCTTATTTCGCGATATTCAAAGGTGGTTTGCCAGCCGTTTGGAGTGTGTTTGAGTACCGGGTACAGGCTATGTTCTGTGGCGGCTTCACGCCCACCGTCTGCGGTGCGCCGATACAACTCCAGCGGTAACTGTGCCACGGATTCAGCGAGCAGGCTGACGCAGTTTTGCAGCACTGGGATACTGAGGGCGCTGTTGGTAGTGACCAACTGGCCCGACGATGCCGTGGTGGAGCCCAGCAGCGCGGATGACCAGCCCGCGTTGCGGCCAATCTCTTCGGTGGTGCGTTTGAATAGCATCAGTGGGCCGCCCGGTCTGCCGCGATACCAAAGGCGATCAGCAGCACGCCAGCGATGATGGCAGCATAGGCCACGCTGAGTATGGCAACGCCTGTCACCAGGGTAATGAACCCCGTGGTCATGGCGGCCAGTGCTATTTTTTCGGTTTTGGTCATAGGTAAACGGCTTCGTTGTAGATGGATTGTTCTTGTTTGACGGCACTTTTTGACACGCCAACAGCCA